ATTCTTCTGACGCATGTTGTTGTTGAAGGTTACGCCAGTGCCGAGACCGTTCAAGTCGCTTACTCCCTTTGGGAAGTGGATGTCGTACCCCCCTAGATGTTGTTGAGTTCCTGCGAATTCGTCTACATGCCGGGTGTATTTGTTCCACCTTCCCACTTTCGTTGTTAAGACTTTCTTTCCCACGACAAGGGTGTTCCCACGTCTCGTCATGCGTTTCCGTCTGTACAGCGTTTGTATTTTTCGAGCAGCAGTAGAGCGCGAATATTTGGTTCGCTTTCGCGCGTAGCGACTCGTGGAACGACTGCGTTTTTGAATCATGTTTCAATTCTGTTGGCATCAAATTTATGAGCTCTCAAAATCTCGGCATCAAATTTATGTCGGTATCAAGTTTTTAACTCTCAAAACCTCGGAAGCAAGTTTTAAAAGTGGATCAGGGGAGGAGGGGAGCATTATTACCCCCTCCTCCGATCCCCCATCCCCTCTCATAATTTTCATCATGCCGGCTTCTGGACCCCGTGCTCGTCATTTCTGTTTTACTTGTAACAACTACACCGATGCTGACTTGCTCCGGTTACGCTCAGTCTTTGCGGAAGGGAAAGCTAAATACCTCTTATGGTCACAAGAAGTCGCTCCCGAAACCGGCACGCCGCATCTCCAAGGTTACTTCGTTGCTGAAAAGCAAATCCGTCTCACAGCCGCTAAGAAAGTTCTTGGTATCGCAGCCCATCTTAGCGTTTGTAAAGGTTCTCCCCAAGACAACTACGATTACTGCACCAAAGGTGGAGTAGGTATTGAAGAGTTTGGTACGCTTCCTGTTCAAGAGAAGGGTAAACGGTCTGATCTTTCTGATTTCATGGATGCTGTCAAATCCGGGGTTCTCGATAAGAAGCGACTCCGCGATGAATTCCCCGATGTCTGTGCAAAGTATCCTCGATATGTCATTGATTACGTTGGAGACCACACTCCTCGTCCTCAGGTGGAGGCTCAGCCTCTCTATGAATGGCAACAGGATCTCTATGACTATCTTAAACTCCCTCCCTGTGATCGTGAAATCGTTTTTATCGTCGACAAAACGGGCAATCGCGGCAAGACGTGGTTTGCCAAATACTACTGCCAGCTTCACGAAAACGCTCAGTTTATGGAACCGTCTAAGAAAGCTGATATGGCAATGGCTCTTCAGGATGACCTCCGAGTCTTGTTTGTTAATGTCACCCGACAACAGCAGGATCATTTCCAATATTCCTTCTTCGAAGCTCTTAAAGACGGAATGGTCTTTAGCCCCAAGTACGAGTCACGAATGCGATATTTCAAGCCTGTCCACATCGTCGTGATGATGAATCAAGACCCGGATATGAAGTTACTATCGGCAGATAGGTACAAACTCGTAGAGTTAAATTAGTTTTAGAATCTATATACAACATCAAAACTTCTGGAGCGCCCGACAGGGTAAGATCTCCGACTCTCTGCAATTCTTATTCCTTCCAGAATAATGTATTAAATCCCCTGGAGCAATACAATTGTTGTCCACCTGCTGTGTCGAATAGTGCAGGCTGGGCTACTGTACACCACTGGAGTACATGGAACGGGAAGTAAGGTTTGTCGTCTTCGTACGATTCAAATAATATCTTCCGGTTAATCTGGAGATATTTATCGATCCGTAAGACATTTTTTTCGCCGCTTTTCGTCATAGTGTCGATAGCGTAGTCACCTGCGGGGTGACCATCTGTCAATGCAGCACTTTCGATGGCTTGTGGTTGCAAGACCTTCTTAACATATAATAGAACCTTGAAGTTCTGTTGGTTAACTTGTGCAAAGGCCATGTTGTAATCCCATGATGTATACTGGCTGACGAAGTCGGGCGAGTTATCTGCGTCGTTTGTATGGACTTTCCAAAAGTCTTGTTGACAGCTGTCCCATTCCATGTCTGGAGAATTTCTTGTGTTTTGAACGACCATGTAGTTCATAATGATAGGCACTGTCGAACAGTTTTCCAGGATTGTTTGGATCCGAATTCCTCCAAGTGTGATGTTATTCTTCTGACGCATGTTGTTGTTGAAGGTTACGCCAGTGCCGAGACCGTTCAAGTCGCTTACTCCCTTTGGGAAGTGGATGTCGTACCCCCCTAGATGTTGTTGAGTTCCTGCGAATTCGTCTACATGCCGGGTGTATTTGTTCCACCTTCCCACTTTCGTTGTTAAGACTTTCTTTCCCACGACAAGGGTGTTCCCACGTCTCGTCATGCGTTTCCGTCTGTACAGCGTTTGTATTTTTCGAGCAGCAGTAGAGCGCGAATATTTCGTTCGCTTTCGCGCGTAGCGACTCGTGGAACGACTGCGTTTTTGAATCATGTTTCAATGCTGTTGGCATGAGATTTATGAGCTCTCAAAATATCGGCATCAAATTTTAAAAGGGAGATCGAAGGAGGTGGGGTATAGTATTACCCCCACCTCTGATCTCCTATCTCCTTTCATAATTTTCAGTCTCGTAATTTGAAATGCCTTCTACCGGGCCTCGTGCTAAGCATTATTGCTTTACTCTTAACAACTTTGAAGATGCCGACTTGCTCAGGTTACGCTCAGTCTATGCGCAAGGAAAGATTGGTTCATCGTATGGTCACAAGAAGTCGCTCCCGAAACCGGTACGCCCCATCTCCAAGGTTACATCTCTTTTAAAAAGCAAACAAAGCTCGGCCCCGCTAAGAAAGTGGTTGGGAACACAGCCCATCTTGAAGTTTGTAAAGGTTCTCCCCAAGAAAACTACGCCTATTGTATTAAAGGTGGAGTTGGTATAGAAGAGTTTGGTACACTTCCTGTTCAAGAAAAGGGTAAACGTTCCGATCTCTCTGACTTCATGGATGCTGTCAAATCCGGAGTTCTTGACAAGAAGCGACTCCGTGATGAGTTCCCTGACGTTTGTTCAAAGTATCCTCGATTCGTCGTCGATTACGTTGGAGACTACACTCCACGTCCTGAAGTGGAGGCATTCCCTTTGTTTGAGTGGCAGCAAGACCTCTACGACTATCTTAAACTCCCTCCCTCTGATCGCGAAATCATTTTTATCGTCGACAAAACGGGTAATCGCGGCAAAACTTGGTTTGCCAAATACTACTGTCAGCTTCACGAAAACGCTCAGTTTATGGAACCGTCTAAGAAGGCTGATATGGCGATGGCTCTTCAGGATAATCTCCGAGTGCTCTTTGTTAATGTCACCCGCCAGCAGCAAGACCACTTCCAATATTCCTTTTTTGAGTCCCTTAAGGACGGAATGGTTTTCAGTCCCAAATATGAGTCACGAATGCGATATTTCAAGCCTGTCCACATCGTAGTTCTCATGAATCAGGAACCTGATATGAAGTTACTATCGGCAGATCGTTACAAACTCGTAGAGCTAAATTAATAACAACTATCCAACATCAAAATCATCTCCGCGGAGCGGGATGTTCCGGAGCGCCCGACAGGGTAAGATCTCTGACTCTCGGAATCTTTTCTTTCCGGGTTATTCTTTCCAGAATAGAGTGTTAAATCCACGTGAACAATATAACTGTTGACCGCCTGCCGTATCGAATAACGCGGGTTGGGCTACTGTGCACCACTGGAGTACGTGGAATGGGAAGTATGGTTTGTCATCTTCGTATCTTTCGAACAATATCTTTTTATTGATTTGGAGATATTTGTCGATGCGTAGAACGTTGTTGCGTCCGCTTTTGGTCATGCTGTCTATTGCGAAATCCCCGCTTGGAAATCCGTCGGTTAGTCCGGCGTTTTCAATTGCCTGCGGTTGTAAAATCTTTTTCACATGTAAGAGAACCTTAAAGTTTTGTTGGCTCATGGGTGCAAACGCCATGTTGAAATCCCATGTGGTATACTGACTGACGAAGTCGGGAGAGTTGTCTGATTCGCTTGTATGGACTTTCCAGAAATCTTGTTGACAGCTATCCCATTCCATAGCTGGCGAGTTTCTTGTGTTTTGTACGACGAGATAGTTCATAATGATAGGAACTGTCGAACAGTTTTCGAGAATAGCCTGGATACGCATACCGCCGAGGGTGATGGTATTCTTCTGACGCATGTTGTTATTGAACGTTACTCCAGTGGCCATACCGTTTAAGTCGCTTACTCCTTTTGGGAAGTGCATGTCGTACCCTGCGAGGTGTTGTTGTGTTCCGGCGAATTCATCAACCTGTCGGGTGTATTTGTTCCATTTGCCCACTTTCCCTGTTATGACTTTCTTTCCCACGACAAGGGTGTTCCCACGTCGGCTCATGCGCCTCCTTCTGTACTGCACTTGTATTTTTCGAGCAGCAGTAGAGCGCGAATATTTGGTTCGCTTTCGCGCGGAGCGACTCGTGGAACGACTGCGTTTTTGAATCATGTTTCAATGTTCCTGGCATCAAATTTATGAGCTCTCAAAATATTCGTGATTCATTATTGTTGGCATCAAGTTTGAATCCCGGATCAAAGGAGGAGGGGGACAGTATTACCCCCTCCTCTGATCCCAATCCCT